CGATGTTTGGCAATAACAACAATACAGCATCAATGTATCGCTTATATTCGGGTGTTTTAAACCTTTTACCCTGCCACGCTCCATTAACTGATAGCGGTTTAATATCTATTTTTACCATAATATTGCATAAAGTTTAAATGAGTTTCTTTTAGTTTGTCTTTAAATTCGGCTTTATCCCCGTAATCTTCATGGCACTTTCTACAAACAGCCTGTAAATTTTCAATCACATCTTTTTCCCTTTTCTTTTTGTTTAGTTCGTAGGAGCGTTCTATTGCACAGGTTGGACTACAAACTGACTGGAGTGGACTATCCTTTTGAAACTCCTTTTTGCAGTTCTTACAAAGACGTTTTCCTAATTTTACCATAACTCTGTTTGTTTTACATTTGACTTGTGAATAATTCCCATTGCTGTATCTAGGATTGTTTTTCCTACTTCATAATCTACTAAATTACGAGCTATCTTTATTTTACTTTGCTCTCCTTTGTAGCTGCTTAAATCTATTTTATGAAATTCACATAATTTAGGGAACTCATCATTGCTTTGTCCACACATAACGCCTCTCATACTTCTTTCGGCAATATCATTAGGCAATGTAAAGTTTGTCCAATACAAGTGCCTCCCTCTCTTTTGTGCTTGAATTAAAGGCTCGTAGTATGGGATTACATTTTCCACAACATACTTTCCAGTAAAATGATGTTCAATAAAAATAATCTCCTGATATAGCAGCATGTTTGGGTACTCAGGTTTATAAAAATCTTGGTTCTTTTGTGTGAACCTAACTTTTGAATGTGTCGGACAAGGTGGCGAACTCCATATAAAATCAAACTCTTTATAATGGTCAAGTAAGTATTGGTGTGCATCTGCCACAATTACCTTGTCATTCGGGAATCTTTCTTGGTACATTCTCGCTAATTCGGGGTCAAGTTCAACGGCTGTAATTTCGTGTTCATCACCCCACTTGTAACGGTTACCTCCTAAACAAGCGTATAAGTTTAGTATCTTCATAATTTATTTAGTTTTGCCATAATAGAACTTATCATTAACTCGTATAACCTTATCTAAGTTTAAAATGTTATTACAATCTGAAAGTTTACGATAAGCATAACCACTCATTTGCTCGTAGAAAAACTGCTCTGCTTCCATTATCTCAGCATCTTGTAACAACTTAATCATGCTTTGTTTTTTTGGCTCTGATTCCTCAACTTTTGATAGTATCAAATCGTGTACTTCCTCATCCTTTTTAAACTCAAATATCTTGAATCGTAAAGCTAAGGGAAAAGGGTACTCTACCAATTCCGTTTCATCACCCCAAACTTCGGGTTTAGTTAAGTAGAAAATTAAGTGTCCTACATCGGCTTTACAAGCTAACATCTGCATCTGCACCTGTTGGTAATATTTGGTAGGTGGTTTATTAATCTGTTCAATAAACGAATCGATGTAAAAAGGCAATTTTATGTCCATAGGGTTTCCCTCATTCAAAATATCGGGGGATGATCCGCAATGTTCATTTATAACAATAAAGTCATCGTGCCACTCCGAATTTGGAAACAATGGAACTACAACATCTTCAAAACCCTTTATTTGATTTACTCTACCATGCCGCATTGCAGGAGTATCAAAATCGTCCTTTAGTCCAATGGCCTGTAAGCTCAAATCTAATATGTAGGATTGGGCAGTTTTGCCCGCACCTCCTGCCAATAGCTCAGAGATACGGGATGCACTAAAATATGTCTTTTTTATTTCCATTATTTCTTAGCCTCCAAAATTGCTTGTAATTCAATAGCTTTCTCTTTAGTAATCTTGCCACTTGCATAAGCGTTTTTAATGGCAGGAATTGAGTCTAAAGTTACTGGTGTTTTTGGCTGTACACTTGCTTTATTCCCATCATCATCTTCTGCTCCTACGTTTACAAAAGATTGTAACCCATAACGTCTAGCGTAAGTAATCCCACTACCTTGACTTTGAGCATCGTTTTGTTTGCTGTAAATGATTTCTGTTAAGCTCTCCATACTTTCACCCGACTCGTGCAAAAGAATCGTTTTAATGAAGTTTTTGCCATCAATAAAAGCAGTCGGTTGTAATACTACAATCCCGTGTTTATTTAAAGAGGGCATACAAGCCTCACGGATTGAGTTAAGGTCTGCATAGGATGACTTGAAAAAAGGATTTTTACTATCCTTTAATGCTGTTCCCATTTCTTTTTGTGCGTCTAATAACGCTTTGCTAATTTGTTTCATAGTTTTATTTATTAGGGTTTAAAGTTTCTCATCCATTCTTTTCTATTTCTACGCTTCTTAAAGTAGCGTTTTAGGTAGGTAAAGATACACATATTATTTAGTTTAAAGCGTTAAATTTCGATTATACCCACCTCTTAATTTTGCCCTTTCAGGTTTTGAGAATTTAATATTAGGTGTATCAAATTGCCTATGGTTATCATTCATAAATAAATTCCAATTAATCTTTAACCAAACCTCACAATTAGAAATCTCAGCGTAAATAAAATCTCTATTCTTATAGTCTTTTTGTCCTTGTGGATGCAATGGAGCTTCATAAAGTAGTGTATCAATTAAAGATAACTGATAGTTTTTTATTCTAGTTAAGTCGCTTTCCTCAATCGGTTCTACCGACTTCTTGGGCACTTTAGTTATAAATCCCATTATCCCTCCACGATTATAGGTTCGGAAACAATCAAAGGCTTAGTGTAAACAAACACATATCCGATCCCTTCAGTTACCAAAATTAACCCTACTCCGTTTGCTATTGTAACTTCTCTATTGCGTTCTGTTGCAATATCTTTAACATCTTGGTATGATGCGTCTTTAATTGTGAACTCTACTTTACCCACGTTAGGGTATTCTTTTGAGATTCTATCCGCTTGTGATAAGCAAGATTTGATTTGATACTTTAGTGTTTGGCTCATAGTTTTAGTTTATTATTCGTTTATTTTTTTATAACATTCAGGACATAACTCTAACTCTTTAAAGTTTAACATAACGGTTCGCATATCAAAGCAATCAAAATACTCGTTACATTCGTCACATCTGCACCCCTCGTTATCGGGTTGCTGTTCAAATTTGTAGTCATCATATCCCATTAGTTCAAACAGATTGCATAATTAATTAACTCAATATGACTAATAAGTTTAGCCGATAAGATACAAGCATTAAACTCGCAGTAAAATGTTTGGTCTATTGTTACTATTTCTCCTGTTAGCATTTCCATAGTTTTAGTCATTAAGGTTATTACTCTTTTTCTTTTCTCTCTTTATTCTCGGTGCGGTTCTTTTCATTACGGAGGATTTGATTAAGTTGTCCTGTGAATGAACGTCTTTCCTGATTGCTTTGCTTCATTACAAAGATGATTAAGTCATCTTCAATCTCGATTGTTTTTTTAGTTGCGCCTGTCATATTGCTTTTAGTTTATGTTTATGCGACAAATATACGACACTTTTACGAAAAGTCAAGTGTTTTGTATTATTTATATTTAGTCTAAATAAGGATAGTGTATATTTGCCTTATGACAAAAGACGAAATTTTATTATTCGTTTACAACTCACAGAACATTAAAGCATCTGCCAAACGTATTACCAAAGGCGATGACCTATACAACGACCTCCTAAGTGAACTCCTTTTAATTGTTTCTGAAATACCATTTGATGTAGTTAATGATCTTTACGCTAAAAAAGAACTAGAGGTATATTGCTATAAAATTATGTACTACCAATTTAATAACCCTAATTTAGAGTTTTATAGGAAGTATCGTAGCTTTGAAACATCGGTAGGGATTGAATATACAGAAGAAAACATTGATGAGAAATACGCAGAAATAAAGACTATTATGGATAACATCGAAAAGGGAATAGCCTGTAAAAGATACCCAGCAGAGGTACGACTATTAGAAGTTTATGCAGAGAAGGGTAGTTTTAGAGCAACAGGTAGAGAGGTTGGGATAGCTTGTAATACCGTAAAGTATATGATTAATAACATAACCGAAAAAATAAGAAAGGAATATGATTCTACTAATAACAGCTAAGAGAATAACGGGTTTAAACTACCACAGACAAATAGTTCCATTTCGTAACTTAGGACTACC